CTACTATTATAGTCCCCTGTACATCCCATCCATTATCTACAATAACTCTCCCTGTAGTAATTCATACAGGGAAAGCGTCAGTAGGTGTAATCTCATCTGGGAGTTGAAGGTCTACATAGATTTCATTATCTCATGCATCATAGATAATCAGATTATTCTCATCTCTTAATCTTAGTGATATGACTTTATTCTCATCTATATCTATAGCCTGTCATCACGTATATGGCTTCTTTCATTCTACTACTCTTGTTGCCATTGTACTTTAGTGTTATTGGTTAAATTAATTGTTCAAATACTGCTACCTATCTAGCCACGACCTTAATAACATCTCACGCTTGTCACATAACAAATGGTCTGTTTAATGCTTGGACCTGTCTGTTCCAAGGTAGATGTAATTCTGCACTAGGATTAAGCTCTATGAAGTCTGCTCTAGTACCATCATTCACTTGTTTATCCTCAGTGTAATCTGAAACTAGTACAGAACTGGCGTTATCCTCGTCTGCTGTTATACATAGAGAATCAAATAAAGCTCAGAAACTATCTGTTACTTTATCTCATGAAGTAATCCTATCAGATAGCTTTGCTTTCTCCATACCTATCTCTATAGGTAGCTCTATCCATTCTCCTGTCATCACGAACGTTGCAATCATTTCATATTCTTTAATAAATAAAGTTTTTTGTTGTATTCATCTGGCTCTTGTCCCTTAACCTCTAGTTCCAAATCCTTCTTCATTTTAGCATTGGCTATGGTAGTAAGCTCAGCATTTTTCTTTTTTGTTTTCTCTAGTTCTTTTGTTAGATGGTACCTATTAGAATCCTCTATATATTGCTTAGAGTTCTCATATTTTTTAATCTGATTCTCTTCAAAGATTAGATTATCCTCCATACTATAGTTTGTGATGTACTCTCTGTACTTGTTCTGCATTCATGTCCATCTGAAACTACTTCTCATGATTATGTTTCACTTATCACTGACATATACATACATTACATTGGTATAAAGACTAAATCATAATATATAGTAGCTGTAGGAGTATCTAGCTCAGTACCTCACTCTAACTTATAGAAAGGTATATAATGCTGACCTTCTACATGGATAGTATCCATCAATATCTCATCTTGGTTAGTTACATACTCGTTATGCTCTCAAACTACATACTTTGCTATCAATAGATAATCTCCATCTGGAACGTTTATCATTCAAAGTCCGCTACTTTCTCTTCAAGATATGAATCATTTATCGTGGAAAACCATAGGTACTTTCGTTATCTTTTTTTGAATTAGCGATGTTTGCTCTTGAAGGCGGATAATTGTTCCACTCAATGTTTCTACTGTTGTTTTTAAATCAGCTATCATTTTGTACATCTCTTTCTTCTCCCCCCTTTCTTCCTCTAGTTTCATCCTCAATTCATTAATCTGTTCCTGTTTGTTGTTTACCTTATTCTGAAACTCCTCTCTGAATAGATTGTGATTTACATTATCTCCATCTAAACGTGTTATCTTCCTATCATGTAGGTCTAGCTCATGCTTTAGTTCTTCTACCTTAGCCGTGAACTCTAGTATATCATGATTATCATATCAGATTTTTATCTCTATTGGTTTCTTGAATGCTTCAGATTCTAACTTCCATACATTTCAGCTTTTTTTACCCTCTGTTAAATCCATATAGACACTCTTTACTTCCATAGGTAATAATAGGATATAAATCTTGCTAAGCCATGCTTAGATAAGCGTAATATATTCGGTATGTGGACAATAAAGAAAAAAGACTGATTACTCAGTCTCTTTCCACAGTTTTACTTTTTGCATATAGACATGGCCTTATTATTTATCTTTTTTCTTAGAACTTTTTCAAGGCTTTTTTGATTTGTCAGTGCTAGTAGCATTGTCTGATTGCTCCTTTACTATATCTGCTAGATTAGGTTTTTTTCATCCCAACTCTTCAAAGCTAAATATAGATGGTTGTACAGATGACGCTTTAAAGTTCTTCTTAGCAAGTTTCTCTAATAGTACGTCTATAGCCTCAGGACTTATTCATGCTGCTTCTAATTGTGCTCTCCATCATTCTAGTGTGTTTCAATATTGAGACGCATAGTTTTCTGCAGCTTTAGTCCACTCTGGTGCTGCTTCTTCTACTATCTCTGGAGCTTCTTTATTCCATTCTTCAGGAGTCCATCATTCTCACTTCTTCTGACCTTTATAACTCTCAGTAGTCTGTCATCTTCTTCAAACATATCAGTTCTCATCTGATATGATAGGTTCTTGCAAGTCTGGTCATACTCATGGATTCTCTCACAATCATTTAGGAGTTTCTATCTCCACTGTATCGAACATTTCTTCTAGGTATGGATTTCTTCATTGATACCATTTTCATTCAGTTGGCTCTATTACTTCTCATTCTAATACTGAGATATCTTCAATCATTCATGGATGATTTTTAGCCCAGTCATTCATAATAGCGTCTATCTGCTCTTTAGTAGCGTCTTTAGGTAATTTCCTACTTAGTTTATTAATTTCATCTATAATCTTACCTAAACTTTTCTCTTTCTTAACCATTGACATGATTCTGTCTCATTGGATACTTTCAAGAGCAATACGTGCTGCACGAGCCTTTGTAAATGGTATTTTATCTACCCGTGTTCATATCTTTTCAAGAGTAGATTTGTCATTTATGTTTGATTTAGCTTTATTCCAAGCACTTCTTAGTTTTACAATATTAGACCTAGTTCAGATAATTGGACTCCATAAAGAGTCATAGTATTCTAATGGATTTACTCACACTTCCTGCCATTCTGGAGTTTTATCCAACTCTCTTTTTAGCATATCTTTAAGTCATTGCCTAGTAGAATCTACTCTTGCCTTCATCTTTGATAGCTCTGGTCATTCTTTTCATTTAGACCACAAATCGAATTGCTTAGATAGAGACCTAGCCATTTCAAGTACGTTATATGGTATCAGATTTCAATCATTTGCTATCTGCTCTGCTAAATCTATGTATTGCTGCTCTTCTTGGTACTCTGCTATTTCTTTCATTATATCTATCCACTCTCTAATATACTGCCTAGGTTTATTAGAAGTATATTCTTTTCCTCAGGCCTTAGTAGATATTGGGTTCTCGTATGTCTCATCTATTCAGAACATTTTATCTATAGTACCAGCGATAGCATTCTCAGCATTTTCATACATTTTGCTCTTTTTGTCGAACTCTTCTAATACAGCCTTACTTTTTTGCTTGCTTTTCTTTATTCTCTGTACAGCTTCATCATCCAACTGCGTATATGCCTCTGCTGCTTGTTTATTTTCCCATACCTCTGGATTAACTAGGGTCTTATTAGCTTTATCATATATTTTCTCCTGTGTAGCCTCTTGTTTCTGCATTTTCTTTCTTTCATTTCTCTTCTTAACCACATCTTTTATCCATCACAGTACAGTTTGTCATCATCATGTATCAGTCTTAGTTTCATCTACGTCTATTACGTCTTCTCATAATTTACCTCATAGTGCCTCTTTAGCGTCAGAGTGTAGAAACTTATTGAACATTCATTCAGTTTTTTTGTCCCATTTATTTCTAGTAGCTTTTCATCACTCTGCATTTCATACTTCATGGTCTCGCCATAGGAACACTGCTCATAAAGCCTCATAGAAATCTAACCTTTCATCTTCGTTATTTAGATTATATGATAATGGTCATGCTAATGGAGATAATATAGAATATGTTAATGCTTGTCATACTCATCTAGCAATATTTCTAAGAGTCCATGAAGTAATATCTCATACTACAGGAATAGATGATGTTCATTGAAGAGACGCTGTTGTGATTGGGAATTGAGAGAATAATGTTCAATATGCTGCTCATTCAAATTTATTAGCGATTGCAGTAGCCTCATCAGGAAGATATTTCTTTAATGTCTCAGTATCTTTTAGGTCATTGAGAATCTTATTCATCTCATACTCATCCAGATTGTTTATATGCTTTCAGAAAGTTCTGTAGGCATAATTCTCTATCGCACCAAGTATAGGTGCTTCATCACTATCGCTATTTGCGAACATTTCATTAAAATCTCACTTTTCAATAGGGTCTGCCCAAGATGACAATCATCATACCATCTGATTTGCCAGAAAGTCGTATGTTTTTGCTAACCATTTTGGTGTATTTCATTTTCAGAATAGTGTATCTAACTCTGCCTGAGCTTTTCTGATTCTCTTCTGGTCTGGAGTAAGTAGAACTCACATAGATAATGCAAAGTCGTATGGGTCTTCCTGAGAATTCGCATACTCTATTAATCTATTGTTTACTTCATCAGAATTGTTTAGGTCTATATAGTGGGATATTATATCCTTAGTATTGCTATATCCACTCCATTCATCTTCATATCAGTCTTCTATAGCTCTTCATTTTACTATAGCTGCAAATGCGTCTAGCTGTGCTGCCTTCATCTCTTGTGCAGAAGTAGCCTTGTCTCTACTAGACATGGCACTTCAATACATAGTATTCTGGCTATTTATCAAGTCTGATATAACCTGTTGGTTTGACCTTTGTTTAACCTGTTGCCTCATGTTCTTAAAACTCTTTGCAACTCTATCTATATCAGAATCTTCATCTTCTATTGTCTTAGCCTTAGCATTTCACATCCAGTCATATTCTAATCATCATCATCACCAGTTATAAGGGAGATTCTTATTGAATATAAGTCCACCATAGTTTTGGTCACGTAAGTATTCTCAAACACCCATGTTGTATTATATTAAGTTATAAAATTAATTACTAGAGAATAGTTCCTCTTTTGTCCTTTCGTTGCTTCATCATGTTCATACACCAGCTCATCATCCATTTCATCATAGATTAGAACCATCTGCACCAGATTGAGTCATGTACCATTCACTATCATTTCTTATCTGATTTACAAATGAATTCCATTCACTTCTTGTTGGTCATTTATTAGTTCAGTTTGTTAATTTCCATGTAGCATCAACAAGGTCAAAGAACGCAGCAGAAAACGACTCATCGCTACTTCACCATCAGAATTTTATCTTTAATGCAGATGCAGCATCTTCCAATATTTTCCATTCGTATTCTGTCATCTGTCAGAATGTGGCTCATTTTTCTCTAGCCTCTGTTACTTTATTTAAGAGTAACTGATTGATTAACTGATTATATTTAATTCATATTGCACCCCATCACCATCATTGTGTAGCATTAGTATCAAATACCGTTTTAGTTTTTCAGTCTTCTGTGACCTTATCTACTCTATCAGCATCTTCAAAATTATTTTGCAACTGAGCCAATAAGATTAGGATATCTTCTCATGCTTGCACTGCCTCTGCATTTACTTTATTCTGGTAGTGGTCTATCCATTGTCATAGTTGCTCTTCATCCTTTGCTCTTACAGTCTTTAATACGTTTTGCATTGCAGGTCATGAAGTTGGGATTCATTTGTCTATAATCTTTTTTAACTCCCATTCTATATTAGGATTATATCCTATTTTTTTCTCGATATCAGCAATTTGCTCCTCTGAGAGTCATGTATAATCTACCCAAGTCATATTCTCTGGGTCTAACGTATCAGTCTCAGTATCAGGTGCTTCAGGTCTATTCTTAAGAGCTTCATTAGCGAAATCTGTCATTCATTTAAGATTGTCCTTGAATCAATACTGTTCAGCTATTGCCTCTTTTTCTGATTGACTCATCCTAGTCTTTTTGTCGTTGTCTAAGAATGCCTCAAAAGTTTCATAATCTGGTTCTGTGAACTCTCTATCATATCCAGCTGATGTTCATGTTCATCATTTCTTATTTACATTTCTATATCATTCTATCTTCTTATTATCCATTTTTACAGAATTGATTGCTATCTTCTCTGTTCATTTTCAGTTAGCATCTAGGCTACCATTCCAGTCAAGGTATTGAACATATCAATCACTAGTCGCTCATATAACTATTCATATATGTCATGCAGGTGTTCAGTCTTTTAACTTAGCTCCAGAATTAATTATAATCAAATCTCACTTCTTTGGCACATAATCACTATCAGTATTGATTAGTTTTTTCTTATTCTCCCAAGAAGAAAGATTAGATAATTCTATTCATAACTTAGGCAAGTAGTATTTCTGTATTCATGCTGCACATTGTGCATTACCTAACTTTCAGTTATCATATTCATCTAACAGCTCATCTACTGCAGCTGCAATTTCTTCGTCTGACATTGTACTTACCTCATAAGAATCTCATGGATTAGTAGTAGCATTACCTCACTTAGCTTTATACCATTCTATCTCTATTCACTGTTCTTTATACCATTTTTCAAGATTTGCATTCTGTTTCTGTAACTCTAGTTGGTCTTGTTTAAGTTGGTACTCCTTTTCCCAATGTGTATTAGCGACTTCATCCTTATATCTATTATACGCCATGTTGTATCTATCTTCTAATATCTTCATTTGATTCTGAATCTCCTGAGTCTTATTGCTAATATAAGCCTTTACTAGATAATCAGGAACATCTCATTTGAAAGCAGCATTAGCCTCGTTCCTAAGATTCTTAAGTCTGTTCTTCAATGTGGCTATATCTTCCTCTAAAGAGGCCATAGTTTCACTAGCTTCCTGTGCAGTTTGATTACTTGCTAATGAGTTATTTACGTCAGCAGTTATTTCTTGCGAGGACTTAATTGAGCTTGCATTCTTATTAGCGAAGTCTGTGTTGGCGTTATTTATAATAGACTGTCATGCATTACTTGTATCGCTCTGCTCTCATTTTGTAATGGAATCAACCTCGTTTTGCACCTTACTTTTCTTCTGATATTGTTTTACATCTTCCCATATCTCAGGGTAATATTGTTGCATATCTCTGATTGACTGTAGGTTTCATGGCAATAGTCAATTATCTAATGCTGACGCTATATCTGCAGGTGGCATAGATATTAGAGTTTTAAGATTACTAGCTCTAGCTTCTTCCATAGCAGTGAATACACTATTAGCATCAGATTTAGTTTGTATTCATTCTTTTGGATTTCATTCCTCTGCTGTTGTCTTTCAGTATATCTTTCAGCTATAGTCTTTCTCTATCTCCTCAGCTTTAGATAAATCTGGTTCTTCCTCCTGTTTGTTCTGCTCAGCAATAGCTCATAGTCTCTTCCATACAGATTCTACTGTGTTAGCCCTATCTGCTTCACTAGAATTAAAGAATCAAGTCTGACCCTCTAGGAATTTCTGTACCTCTTCCTTACTAACTCTTCACTCATTATATAATGCTGATGCAATATCATCATTTCTCTGTGAAATGTATCATGGATGGTCTGTACCATATACCTTAGAAGTCTGACCATAAACAAAGTTAGGGTTCAAGTCCTTAGTAGTAATGTCTGATTTATAATTAATGTCAGAATTCTTTGTATACTCTCATGTATACTTCTCGTTCATTCATCCTAGTGTTCATTGCTTCTCTGGACTAGAATCATCTCAATATTGATTAAAACTCTGATTACCACCTCTAATTTCTTTGTTGTAATCCATATTAGCAAGATATTCAGGGTTTAAGTCCCTCATAGGGTCTAATCATCCGCTCACACTCTGTCAATGTGCCGTTAAGTCTGATGGTGCAATAGGGTCTAATATCCCTCTCATTGCATCATTTTGCTCTGGCTGTTTGCTCTCTTTTGCCATTTATTATTTATTATAAGCTAAATCTATATATTCTACACTTCGCCAATTAGCGTTCTGTCACAATCTTCATGTACTAGAACTAATATGATTATCATTCTGGTCTAGTATTAATAACTCCAACCAATCTCATTTATGTAAATCACATTCTACGTATCCATATGCTGTTATTCTGTTAAACTCTCATGCCGTACTCCATTCCCAATCGAATACTGCTCTTGATATTTCTGTATTCCCTGTATGCTGTTTCACAAATGAATGGACTCTAGTAATACTACTATCTAAATCAACAAACTGTTCCTTATGCGATATTCTGTATCTACCATCCTTCATTATCTCACAACATAATGGATTAGTGCTTCATGAATGTCACGACTTTACATATGTTCACTTAGTCTCATCTTTAAGATAGTTCTCATCAGTTGGATGACTCTCATATCATGGTTGAAAGCTCATCCTTGATAAGTTAGGCTCTCGTATCTCTACCGTATCTGTAGGGGTTCAGTCTAACTTAGTTCATATTATCAGACTTCTACCTGCCTTATCAGCATAGTATTTATTAGAGAACACTAATGTGTCCCTTAGAGTCATAAACTGGTCATAAGTAGCAGGTCTATTATTATCAGAAATAGGATATTCTCATCCTTCCAGCCTATAATCATGTTCTCAATCTATCTGTATTCGTGCCATTAAGATTAATTTATATCATAAACATTATTAGTCTTGTCTTTACAATGATACCTTATGTCTATCTGCCTTACTATAGGTGTAGCCTGTTTCTCATCTCATCTAGTTATAACTATTGCATAAGTGATAGTCTGCCAATCAAACTTAAAAGCTGATTCTTTTCACGCTCATAGGTTATTAAATAAGTTAGATTTCTCTGTCCTAGTTTTACCATTAGTCTGGTCTATATGCATTACATGATACCAATTATGTGCCTCTGTAAATGTATGTGTATCTTTCCATAAGTTGTTAGGACTAACGTATATATCTATCTCTCAGTTCTCATCTGTTAGTGGATTAAGCTCAAAGTTAAGTCTGATTTCATCCAACATCTTTGTGAATGTTCATCATTCCTTTCACTCAAACTCTCTACTAATCAATACTCAACTAGTCTGGTATCATGGATAATCTGTTCATGATGCTGTTATAGGAGGCAATCATGTATCTATTACTCTCATCATATAACATCAATCTTCTGTAGATACGTATAGGAAATGTTTATTTAGACACACTCCATATACCTGCTTATTATTATATAGTCATCGTTTCATATATCATTTATCATACCCATTTGGCGTATACGTGAACTGGAATAGACCATAAGCATCTGCTATATAGAATTTACCAGCATAGTATGCAGCGTTCAATCACACTGGTCATACAAAATATGGTGCTTTATAATTTATATCTAGTGGACTTAATCATGCTCTCTGTTTTAATAACTGTACTGGTGTAGTTCAGACTAATTTATATAGGTTTACAAATCAGTCAGTTCAGTCTATGCTAGATACATAGTAATCTATACCATTAATATTATAAACTCTGAGTACCCTAACACCTGTTAAATCTACTAAATTATACACGAAAGTATTTCTAAGGTTGTTGTTACCTTGATAGAAATATACTTTAGTATTCCATCATTCATCTACTGCCCATACTTTTAAATATTCAAAAGTACAAGTCAGAGCTACTATCGTTACTCATGCCTCATAACTAAGCACTTTCTTCCATCATGTCTTTCAGTGATTCTCTAATGTTTCTGACCATGTAGGGTCATAGACAGGAGAGTTAGGATTACTCATATCTAACTCTGGATAATATACCCATATATCATTACCACACGCTACTACTAGTCTAGTGTTATTATAGTTTAGAATAGCTGTAATAGCTCATATCATTGGCATTCAAGTTGTGTCATCTGGGTTTCAGATTGAATCATCTGTATAATCTACATGGTCTACAGGAAACATTACATAAGTAGATGTTGTCGCCACATTCTTAGCCACTAAACCATTTGTGTTATCTACAGAACTACCATACCAAAAAAAATCTTGAAATACTGTTCATGGACACACTCACATACTTGTATCTGGTTTAGCTGCTCATCAGCTAGCAGTTCATCATGATAAGAATGTATTTTCATCAAACCATAAAGGAACAGCTCATCCGTCTACTCTTAATGCCACTACTCAGTTATCTCATACACTAGTCAATTGACTCTTTTTAAAGTTAGGAGTAAATACTGCATAAGTAGATAACTTTATACCATGCATTTCATCATCACAGTTTATATTACTACTATACTGGAAACTATGGTCTAGTCAGTAGTAAACATCTTGTGCTGTTCAGTCTGTCCAACTAACTTGTGAAATCTGATTTGTATTTCTCTTTTCTCCTACTGCCATTATCTGTTTCTAGTAATGATAAAAGTATCTTAAATCTGCAAATCATTCATCGATTGGTCTCTTATCCTTGTTTAGTCAGTAAATATTATCATGTAGTGTATTCTCAAATTGTTGTTTATAATATGTTGCCAACTCTGGATTCTCTGCTTGATATAGTCTGAATGTGATATAGTCATCAATAGCATCTAGGAAATATCGTGGTAAGTTTAGTTTAGCAATATCCATTGATGTTCAGCTATTAGGGAATGCTTCTTCATACTTTACTGGTTGCTGTACGAAATTATAAGCTAGCGTCAATCATCTATCTACATCTGCAGTAGGTGTTGGGAATATCTTAATATAGCTCTTATATACTCAATCTTCATATTTAGGCACAAATATATATCTAGGATTTCTCCTTGATATTCTTCCCCATATCATAGGTCATCAATACTGTCTTCATCATTGTAGTTTAACATCTCATGTCTCTGGATAGTTCTTTAATGGTCTGATGTTATAATCTCAGAACTCCATAGGTTTACATACTCTATACAATGGTAGTCATCATTTTCATGTAGCATAAGCTACTCTTAATTGAACTATCGAATAGAAATCTTCTATATGGTCGTCAGCATCAAAAGAAGGGAGTGGATACTCATCTACTCCTTTCCTGATGTTTGCAAAAGTGACACTCGTTGATTGTTTTCATGAAACATATTCCAGTATCATCTTCTGGAATACTAACATTCATTTATTAAACCATGCTAATCGTACTTTCTTGTTTACTTGCGTATCTCATCTTAGTTCTTCTGTGCATCGGCTGTCGTACATTTCTGCTATTGTTCCCATACTTACTTATTTAAGAGATAAATATCAGTCTGATTATTCTATTGGGAAAGTTTTACCTTTCCCAATATATATAAGCAAACTAACTAGTCTAAAGTTTCTTGCCATGCGTAGTCAGTACCAGCTCTTGATTCGATTCTTACGATGAATAAGTCGTTCAATACAGCAGCACCGTACATACATTTCCATCCTACTGTAGCTCTCTGATTCAATGGGTCTTCAGTTCCAGCAGCTCAGAATGGTTTGTAGAAAGTTTGAAGATTTTGAAGTGTTCAAACTCCGTAAGCACCATCTCTGAAAGCATAAGTTGGATATACATTGAAGTCAGTATCAGCATCTACTACGAATGGTTTTACATTAGCAGAGATATAGATGTCGTAATTAACTCCAGCAGTTACAAATCCATCTTTAATTCCTTTGAAGTCTTCGTAGATTAGTTTATTCAACCAAGTATTAGTAGAAGATGATTTAGCATAATCTAAGAATACATTAGGATGCATAATAATCTTGAATCTTTCTCCAGTCTGTCCTTGTGAAGCCAAGAAAGTACATGCTTTAAGAACTAAGTCTAAGTCCATTACATCTCCAGCTGCTAAAGTAGCTCTTGATGTAGCGTCTCCAGCGTAGATAACTCCGATAGAACTGTTAGCCAAAGTATCTTGAATAAATTCATCGATAAGTCTTCCAGCATTGTTAGCTAATTCTCTTCCTTGTGCAGCGATGATAGGTAACAAAGTTTCTACATCTAGTACATCTGAAATGATTGAGTAGTCTCCTAATTGAACAGGTACTGCAGTTACAGTTTTAACTACATTAGTGTGTCCATCTGGAGTAACTCCTTCAGTCAAAGCAGCTTGTGCAAGAGTAGTTTTCATTACTCATAAACGAGGCCAAGTGATAGATTTGTATCCTTGATGAGATGCTTTAGTACCGAATCTCATGAAAACTGTACTAGGTTCTCCATTTTCAAGGAAAGATTTTTTAAGTAAGTAAGTTAGGAAATCGTTTACGTTTGTTGCGTCATTGATATTTCCTGTTTTCATAATGTTAGCAGCTTGGTCAGTTGCAACGTTAAATCTGTCGAAAGGCATTGTAAATAAATAAATTATAGGCTAAAAGTATTTAGCCAACCAACTATTAGTTACGATACCGAGATTGTGTTTTAGCATAG